CATAATTGATTGCTACCACTGCTCGATCTCTACTGCTCATTTTTGATTCCACCACACTTTGCTTTTTGGGCTTGATTTCAATCAACTCTGCTCGCACAGTGTTGTCTCTATTGCGATAGGTAATCAGAAAATCAGGTATGTATTGGGTCATTTTGCCTGTGAGCGGATGGCGATATGGTATGGCTATGCTTTCACTGGCCCATTGCAATATGTGATCGTTGCTGTCGCAAAATCTCATAAAGCTGTGTTCCCAGCCAGAACGAAATCTAGGTGTGCCTTTGCCCACGTATTTGGCAGGATTTTGAACTACATATTGCCCTTGGGCCCAACGACTCATTGCAATACGTTTCTGGCCACGTATGCGTTTGGTACCACTGCTACACCCACACCCAGCAGTGTGGCGCGGCTGCGTATTTGATTGAGGTAGTAGGCCAAGCTGGCATTTAGATTTACTCCATTGATGCCTTGAAACTCTTTGAGCAATGTCAAGGCTGGAATATTGGTACTTGAAGCAACTTGAAACAGACTTGATGTAAAGTTTCCAGCTGAATTTTTGTTGCCCATTTCTTTTAAGAAATAGCTGTAGACTACATCATATTCGGCAGCCGGCACGTTGACTTCAAATTTGTAAAAGTTATCAAACACTCTTACAGTTGCATCAATGTTGGGGTTAACGGCGTTTATTGTGCTCATGAGTTATGCTCCATTAGGCGGTGATGTCTTTGGAGTAGGAATAAACACGCCAGTGGGACGGTTCATCACTGATCGTGTGGCAGATGCCACTCCGCCCAACAACACTTGAGTTCCAAGTGCAGTGGCTTCGCTTTTTACCACGGCTGCCAGTCCAGGGCCTTTGTTGCCGCCAAAAGTTTGATATGTACGCATGGCTTTTTGTGCTGCTCCAATCAGTCCACCCACTGTGCCGCTTTGCAAATCACCAATGATACCTGTGCCTGCATCTAGCAAGCCACCTTGGCCAAAAATTGTGCGATTGCCACCTGGACGAGCAATTGGACTGACTGTGGTGTCATAGTGACTGCGATCAGCAAATCCTTGTACGTTAACGTCAGGTCTACTGCTGCCAACTGCGCCATCATAATATTTTACAGTTTCGTAATCAATAGTCATGCTATTTTCCATGATACCACCACCTTCAGTGTAGTTATAGGTATCGTGGTTCCAGTTTGATATTACAGGATTGATCAACACATACTCAGCAAACTTGCGCTGATCCATGCCGTAGATTCGAATGTCTCTAAAGAAAGGGGGCTTGCCGCCACCGCCACCTTGGCCAGTGCCATCCAGCCAGGATTCACCTGAATATCCCCAGCCGTTGCGATTTTGAATGGTATCAGAATAGATGTCTCTGGTGTTGAGACTTGATCCAGTGGTTTGATTGTTTACTGTGCCATTGTTGCCATTGGTAGCAGACGCTGCCAAATACTGTTGAGTTGGATCTTTATAGTAGTAGGAGTAGTAATAGTACCACAACTTGCGAGCATTGTCTCCGCCATCGTCATGAAAGGTGAGAGTCACTGGCTGGTAATCAATTTTGGTTTGAATTATTCTTTTGCGATTGTATTGATTCAGCGTTTCAGTGGCCATTTTGTATTTTGGCAGTTCAGCTGTTTTGACCAAGAGACTGAGATCATTGCGTTCTTGATTTCCAAATACGCCTGCTGATCTCAAATAAGGAATGGCATCTGTGTTGATGGTAAAACTAACGTGGAACAAGAACTTAAACCGAGGTTTAAGTTCGTAACTGTTCGTGGTGAAAGTTTTACTTGCGTGAGTGTAGTCACGCAAGGTATTGTTGCCAATGAATCCCTGAAGGATTTCATTACCAATGCCAAAAGGGCCGCCACCGTTGGCCATAAGTTATCCTTATGCGCCTTGACCAGCGCCTGTTACAACATCGTTAATTGTGCGGCCAATTGCACTGCCAACTCCTGAGCCTTCAGGTGTCTGGTTGGCGTTATCGTAAGCAATGCTCATTTCAATTGTGGCTGCTTCGTTAGTACCATAGTTCAAGTCGCCATAGTTGGCACCTTTGAGGTAGCAACCATACAACTCCCAAGTTTCAAGAACGTTGATTTCTGTTGCGCCATTGCCGCCGTCAAGCACTTGAATCTTGGTCAAGAACTTGTAGTCGATACCGGATGCAGCAGAAGCCATTTCCAAAAAGTCCATTTGCTTTTGAAGTTGCTCGCCAATCAAGCGTGAAATTTGTCCTGACGCATCATCACGCAGTGACACTGTGATGTCAGCCCAGGTGTGCTTGCCGGCCAATTTCAATGTTGAATTGTAAATTGGAATTGTAATTTCTTCAAAAGTCAAATTTGGGCGTGTGGCGCTGACAACTTGCTTTGTAAGTTCTGTAGTTGGTTTTGAAACACCAAAGTTCTCAAAAAACACTCGAAAGCGATATTTGAGTTTGGGCATCAACAGACCCTGAGCATTCGAGCTTTGGTCGCTTGCCAGTGGTACTGTCATTCTCTGTAATGATGAAACTGCCATTTGTAGTAATCTCCTATATTGTTATTTACCTGGAATGGGGGCGGATAAAAACCGCCCCCAATTTGGTTTAGCCCCCAGCAGCGATTTCACCAGTGTTCTTGATACGCAACGGAATGTAGATAAACTCCACTGCTTTCACTGGTTCTATGGCAATATCAACCCACAACTCATTGCGGTCGATACGAGCAGGAGTATTGTTACTCAAGTCGCACACCACCAAGTAGTCATAGATCGCACGTTTAGCAATCAAGTCAATCATCAAACTGTTGCAAGTGTTGGTGATCTCATTACGTGTGATTTCGTCGTTGGGCTCAAACAAATACAGTTTACCAATTTCTTCAAGACGCCCACGTAAGAATGCAACCAGGCGTGCAACGTTGATACGATCCAATGCTGTGGTAACAGTGGTCGAAGTCTTGTTACCAAAGTTGGTAATACCCACACCTGGAATAAAGGTGATTGGGTTGATGTTACGCTCATACAGGATGTCACGTACAGCTTGTCCAACGCTGAGTTGTTCAAACTCGCCAGTTGCGGCATTGATGTAACCAATGGCCACAGCATTGTCAACCACACCACGGCGTGTGCCTGCTGGTGCCAGCCATGGATAACTCACTGCATCTGAGCGGAGAATTGTACGCATCATCATGTGACTTGGCGCACTAATCACAGTATTTCCGCTGAGATCGTTTGTTTGGCAGCTTGGATAGAAGTTGGCAGCATAATTACTGGTCGATGTCAAACCATCTTCGGTATCTAAACCAAGTCCAAGATTGTTGGTAGCCCAGCTAACCAAGCTGTTGCCATCTGGTCCAAGACGCATTGGTGTATCACCAACCACAAACAATGTGTTGTTGCGCTCGTTGCTGAGTGCAATCATGTTTGGTGTCAACTCAGGATATGCTGTAGCAGAAATCAAGTTGAATCCATTTTGCTCTTCTCTTGCAGCGGCACTGGTATCAATACTTGACTTCATGGCAGCCACAACCATCTTGCGTTGTGCTTGACGTCCAGCAAACATTGCACCAGTGTCTTTGTTACCACTGGCTGTTAACCAAGTGTTCTTCACAGTAGGCAATGTGTCATCTGGGAAGGTTGTAGAATTAAAGTAGTCGCTCTGATAACTCTTGACATTGTAACCTGAACGACGAGTGTTCCACAACAGCATGCCTTGTGGATACAGTGCAGGATCTGGAGCATCCAAGTCTAAATAGTTAGATTGCAACAATGATTCAATGGTTGGGAACGGATCGCTCACAGGATCCGTAGTGCCATTTGTGGCCCAACGAGCATCAGCAAAATATATACCATTTTCTGTGACTTGATCAGTGGTGTTGATTGACACCCACTGGTCAACGTTGTTTACTGATTCCCAACGATACATCAATGGATAGTTTTCAAGATCACTTGAATCAATCCACAAATCGCCATATTCCAGCGGTGACTCAGCAGCATCATTTTGTGTTGTTGGTGCTGTGGCAGCCACAATAGGCCCGCTTGCATTAGTGATTGACAAGTCGTAACCACGAACATCGTTGGTTACGTTTTGATATCCAACCCAAGCACCGTTGTTTTGAATCATGATATCAACTTGACTTGGAGTGCTGTAATACCACAAACGTCCGTCATCTGGATCAACATCAGGAGCAGTATCACTGGCAGTGTAAGTGAATAAATCAGCTGTGACCCAGTTGCTCAAATCCAGGAAAGCAGTGTTTGTTTTATTAGTACGACATTTTGGTGTTGCAGTTGTGAACCCAGCTCCAATCACTGGAGTCCCAACTGTGTTTGACAATGCCATGCTGCCGCCTTGACTGTGTGTAAACACAATGTTACCAGCAGAATTAACACTGGCAGATATATAAGGTACATTGGCAGCACTAACTGCTGCAACAAAATCAGCTACAGTTCCAGTACCACCAATAGTTGCAGTTCCTGTGTTGGTAATAGTAGAACTACCAGCTTCAGTTCCAGCTATTACAAACGCATTGCCAACAGTGAATGATGTTGGTGTGTTGCTGCCTGTAACAACAGTGGCACCAAGTGCAATTCTTTCAAGAATTTCAAAGTTAAATTGAGGGAATCCCGAAGTAGGAGCCACAGCTTGAGTAAGCACATAAGTGCTTCCCACTGGAATATTTTTGCCGCCGCCTGATGGATCTAATGCATAGTTAGCAGCTCGGTCAGAATCATAAACGTTACTGACTTGACTTACCCAGGCACCTAATGTAGTGCTGTATTTTTGCACTTTTAAACTCATGCCATTGTTGGCTGAACTGATGTTGTTCCATACGGAACCAGTTGGTCGAGGAGTTGTATCAGTAGTTCTCCAACGTGGAGATTGATAACTGTAGCCCACAAAGTATGTGGGTGCATAATAATCTTGAGCAGCAATACCCAATGCTGTCAATAATGCTGCACCGCTTGTTGGGCCAGCTTCAATTGACACAATACCACCAGAACCAGTAGATCCGTCATTGGTAGCATCACTGGTAGCATAAATTTGTAGCTTACCGCTTACTGCGGCTGCTGTGATACCAGTTATAGAAGCAGCAGTAATAACTGCTGCCAGGCCAGCAACAGTATTAGTGGCACCCACTGTAACCAGTGTATCGTTGATGAACATGCTTGCACCAACAGTTAGTGTAGTAGGACTTGCTGTGCCTGCTACTGTGGGCCATGATGCTTTCCATTCGTCAGTACCAATTTGCACCCAAAGGTTAA